ACTCACGGTGTACGGCATCCCATATGCTATTGGGCAGAGTTTAACTCCAAGCGCGGCTATTCCCGCGAGTTTCACAACGGGTTCGAGCACGACAGACAGCGTGACAATTCCAGGGCTCACGGCTTCGAGCCATGTTTCCTTCTCGCCCACGAATGCGGCAGCAGCAACTATGATGTTGACTGCACCAGGCATTTATATCTCGTCTCAATCAGCAAACACAGTCGTCTTTACGCACGGCTCGTCCTTGTCTGGCGCGACTTTTGATATTATTTGCACGCTAAACTAAAAAGGATAAACATATGGCGTGGGCATATATTCAAGGCGTAAATCAACTAACTGATTACTCGGGCGGCTCGGCGTCGCCGACTCAACAGTTCACCACGCAGAATACTGCGGCGGGCAGTCTGCTTGTTGCCATTTGCCATGTCTATTTAAATAGCCTCACTCTAAACAGCGTCACGGATGACCAGGGCAATACTTGGGTGATTGCCAACTCTCAAATCGTTGGAAGTTCGCCATACAAAGAATTTATCTGTTATGCCTTGAAGACTCAGGGTGGCACCAAAGCCTTGGTTACGTTCCATTTCAGCGGAGCCACCGCTTTGTTCTCCTGTGCGCTTTTGGAATATAGTGGAGTCAATGCTCTTCGTTCGTCAGTGTTTACCACGCAAACTGGGCCAGGTGCAGTATCGAGCGGGGCAATCACGACGGCTGCGGGTGACCTTATTATAGGGGTTAATCAAGCTCAGGTCGGAGATACGTCAACTGCTTTTCCGCCAGGGACATCTCCTCTAACATTTACTACTCGTAATTATTACGGAGAGTTAATCACGCGCGTATACGGAATTGTGGAAGACGCGACTGCCACAGGCACCAGTTCGGTAGCGAATTGGGCCAATTCGGCGTCTGACGTCTTATTATGTTCTGCTTTGGCGTTTTATCAGAAGTCAAGTGGTGGCGCTGGCGGCGGATTGAATTTGGCAATGGACGCATCGCTGCGTAATTGCGGATTACGACACTAATTCTTAAGGAAAGCACATGGCAAATCTTTTTCTAAATAATCCCATTCGACTTGACTCTCCGATGGCGACCAGTTTCAAATCTCAAATCCTGGCTACCAATGGTTCGTTTTATGACCTGAGGGTTGAAAAAATTCTCTGGGAGACGCCTGTCACGGTGGGCGATAAAGTGGTGATTCAAGATAACTACGGCAACATATTGGCGACGCTGGCATGTGATACCGCGAACGTCTCACAGTGTCTTGATTGGACCGCGAAGCCCAAACGCTGGTCGGATTTTAGCGTTGCATCAATTTCAAGTGGTGTTGTCTGGATTTATTTGGCCTAAAGTTCCTGCGGATGCCTGAAGAAGGGTTCGCGCAATCGCAGTAAAATTCACGTAGGAGATTCAAATGTACAACAAGCGAGATTCCAAAGACCCGATGCCAACAGAGAAGAATTCTGAACGCCTCGGAAAAGACGGCGGCGGAAACACTTCTGTCACCGGCGAAAAGCATGACGGGAAGAAAGCGGAACGCGTTAGCGTTGCTAGCCGTTTTGATGACACTGTCAAGGGACCTGACCAACCGACTCGTGGCGACGACAAAGAAATTAACGGCGTTGCGCAGAGTGGTGGCAACATTCCCGTTGATACGCAGAAGGAAACGCACGACTCGAAGAAATCCGAGCGTATCCCTGCCAGCAAACGGTTCTAATTTTAGCCGCTTCGGCGGATATAGGAGCCTACAATGGCAGAAATAGCAGAACCAAAATCAAAGACTCCGCTCGCGGAGTCCCTGTTGTCCAATGATTCCAAACCCAAGGTAGCGGCTGCCCCCAAGGCATCGTCCGCCCCGAAGTTGACGGAACCCAAGGCTGCAGGTGTTGAAGGCGCTGGCGGAAAGAAAAAGCACAAGCACACTCACATCGAGCACCACGATAATGGCACGCATACCACGCGCCATACTCCCGTGGGCGGCGGTGAAGAGACGAGCTATGCTTCGCAGGACCTAGACGGCGTGCATGACGGGCTTGAACAGCACGTCGGCGAACCGAACGGGGATGAAGCGCAACCGCAGATGGCGGGCGGCGGAGCACCAGAACCCGGCGGAGCACCAGCACCAGGCGGAGCACCACAGCCCGGCGCAGGCGCACCCCCACAGGTAGGATAACATGGCACAAGAAATGCGCAGCGACCCAGGCATGGGCGGTGGTACTCCGAAGGCTGTCTCTCACGGGACTCCCAGCGGTTCAGGCAAGTTAAAAAGCTTGGCTGGAGATGCTACCACAGGTGCAGCTAAGGCTGCACTATCAGGAGCAAAGAAATTTACGCAGGCAGTAGAGAAGGTTGCTCCTCGGCCTAGCGACCCAGGTATGGGCGGCGGTTCTCCGAAGCCTGTATCCCATGGGACTCCTGCTGGTACGAGTATAAGCGACGCGGCAGCAGATGCGGGCGCGGGATTGGCAGCGAAAGCCGCCAATGTCAAGGAATACGAAGACGCCAATCCGGGCGGTCTACCCAAGATGCATCAAGGTGGAACCGTTCCCAAGGATGGCGATTACAGTCTGCTGATGGGCGAGCGCGTCATTCCCGCTTCTGGTCGACAGTCTGAATACCGCAAGGTCTTCCTTCAGCGTCAGCAGCGAGATAAAGGCGGCAACCAGCCTGTGACTGCCAGCCCAGAACAGCACGTTGAGGGTGCGGAGAAACTACCAGACCCAGCAGGGGAGTAATCGTGTTCCATATTCCCCGCAGTCTGGATGACCCCGCACTTCAGAGAACCTTGTCTTGGGACGAAATCAGTAATTGTCCCGAAGCAGAGAAACAGGATATTCGTTTGGCGGTTCAAACGAATCTTCGGTTCTTGGTGAATTGCGTTCTGCGTCCGCCAAATAAGCTAAAGAAATTCCCCACTCTTCGCGAGGATGTTCACGGGCGTATCATTGATGCGTTTCCCAAGTGCAGCCCCGATAAAGAAGTTGAAGAGTGGAGCACGACAGACGAGTACATTGTACTTGCCTCGCGCGGCATGTTGAAGTCTACGATTGGTGCGGCGTTTCTAACGCAGGCGATTCTGTGTTCACCGAACATTCGTATTCTTATCATGTCGGGCAAGATTGACAAGTCACAAACCATTCTGGATTTGGCGCGTCGCCCATTTTTGTCAAATGAGTTGATTCGCAATCTGTTTCCCGAGTGGGCTATCACAGGGGAAGATATTAAAGCCGAAGAGTTTATTTCCCCCAGGCGAGAAACGGGTCTTAATCTTCGCGACGGCACCATGACTATCGCCAGCTTTGATTCGGTGAAAGCAGGATGGCACGGCGAATTGGTGTTGTTGGATGACGCGACCAACGAACAGAATTCCAACAACCAAGAGAACTGCGCAAAGACGCACGACTCGTATGACGAGACAGACGAACTGATTGAACCGAATGCTCCGCGAATCTTCCTCGGCACCAAATGGCACGACGAAGATTTGCCAGACTACATCTACAAAAAAGCACAAGAGGAATTTACCGCTTCGGGAATTCAGACTTGTAACTATTTCGTTCTGCCCGCGTGGAAGTTGCGCACTGATGGCGACCCCCGCGAAGTTGAAGCGCGCGTTCAACGCGAGAAGATTGGTGCGCTGCAGGAAGCCGATGTTACTCTAACGTGGCCCGAGAAGCTGAGTTGGCGTTTTCTTTCGAAAATTTATCGCAAAAATCGTTCGGATTTCTACAAGCAGTATCTGCTTGACGCATCTCTGGAACAACAGAAGTCGTTCTCCGAAGAAGTACTGACGAATCAAATTACGTCTCCTGTGGACTTGCGCGCGATTCCCATTCACGACCGCGCGGTTGTTATCCACTGGGATTTCGCTTCTGTGTGGTCTGGTCGACGCAAGAAGAGTGAAAACGATTATTCGTGCGGCATCGTGGCAGTATTTCAAAAGAGCACGGGGCGCGTGTATGTGGCAGATGCGGTTCTCGCGCACTTTGTTAGTGGCGACGACATGGCATTGGCCGTTCTTCGTCTTTATAAAAGCGGAATGGCGTTGGGGCCCATCGTGGGTCACAGCATGGAAGACGCAGTCGGCGTTCGTAACGTGGAAAGTTCAATCACGCGACTGGCGAAAGAAGCAAATGTTCCCATGATGTCCATCACGTTTATTCTGCCTGATAAGGGCGATAACGCGAAGAATTCCAACATCGCTTTGTTGGCGAGCGCCATGACCGGGGAGCGCGACAAGGTCACTAAGAAATTGGGTCGCGGGTTTGTGTTTATCAACTCGAACATCCCGCACTTGGATGAAATTAGAACGCAGTTTGAAAAGTGGACCATTGACGCCAAACGGCGCAAAGATGATGGCCCTGATTGCATCGCACAGATTTGGAAACACTACAAGGGACAGATTCACGCGGACAAGGTGGAAACACTGGAACCTGATGGACCGCAGTTGTCATGGGACCCTGAGCCGCCCGTCGGCACACCTGACCCGCATGCGGATGAAACCGCCGACAATGAATATCTTTCAACGGACACATGTCCGCACGCTTAATAGGAGGGGAGTGACTTGCAGTTACCACAGCCAAATTCTACAGCCATTCCTCTGAATCAAAAGACCGAGGATTTCAATATCCAAGGTGGAAAAGTCAAGACCGAAGATTCGGCCTTGGCTTTGGTCATTCAATCTACTGAACGCGCCGAGAAATATCTCATGGCGCGATTGTGGCTTTCGGAGTGGCGGGTAGCTAAACAGATTTATGACGCGCCGACGAAACAAGATTATTGGCGGGACACTCGCGTGCCTCGCGCCAGCAACTCGTTTCCGTTGGTGTCGCAGCATACGCGTGCAATTCTCGACCAGGCCATGCCTGCGCTATTTCCTGAGATAACGCCGTTTGCGGTTGAGCCGAATCCTGGCACGCCGCGCGAAGTCTCACGCGGATGGGAAGACATTCTTTCGTATCAACTGCGTCAAGCCAAAGTTAAAGCGCAGTGCCGTTTGATTATGAAGGATGCGCTGATTTTCGGAACTGGCCTTGGCAAGCTGGGATACAAATCTTATGAGCGTCCGCGTACTCTATATAAGCGCGCCGTTCAGCCCGTTCGTATTGATTCCCCAATGAAGGGCGGCAAGCCGACTTTCATTCACACCAAAGAATCTGACGAGTTGGTGGAATATGACATCATGGAACAGGTGTCGGAACCCGAATTCAAGAGGGTTGAAATCAATCACCTGTTGGTGAGTCCAGATTTACGGTCGCCAGATGTGCGCGAAGCGCAGTACGTGGTCTATCGCGACTACCTGACTATTCGAGATTTGAACCGTTTGCGCGACTATCAGGGATACCAGATTCCTGATGAAGCCGCGCTGAAGCTGTTGGCTGCGCCTCCTGCGGAGCAAGCTACGTCATCCATGCTGGAGACGGAGAGCACGTCGTATCCTACTCAGGGACACCGCGCGCTTCCTCGCTACTTGGATGCGTCTGCTGACCCGATGGACCACAAGTTAGAAGTGTTGGAATATTGGACGAACGACACTGTCATCGTCGTGCTGCAGCGTAAACTAGTGATTCGCAATATGCGCAATCCGTTCGGCATCATCCCGTTCGTGTCTTGCTTCTGGGATGATATTCCGGGCACATTTTATTCTTACGGAATTCCGCGCCGCATCGGTGGCATCCAAACCCACATTCAAGGTCTGCGTAACAAGCGCCTGGATGACATCAACTTAAATTTGCAGAACGTCTGGAAAGTCATTAAGGGCGACATGATTGCGCAGCAGCCGATTAAAATGTATCCCGGCGCTATGCTCAAAGTCACCAGCATGGACGCCATTGAACCATTGCAGAAGCAGGCAGTCTTGACCGAGGCGTACAAGGAAGAAGATGTTCTTGTGGCTGACGCTGAGAAAACTACTGGCGCAAACGAACTGTTGGTTCAGGGCGCACAGGGCAGCGGTGGCAAATCCACCGGCATGCGTACTGCTGCTGGGGCGAATGCAGTATCCGGCGCGTCCAGTGCGCGCGTACAGAGTTTCGTAGATGTGTGCGCGGAGCAGATTTTGATTCCCGCGCTTTATTCCTTTTTGAAGATGGACCGCATGTGGCTCAGTCCTGCGATTATGCGCCGCATCATTGGGAAGTCGCTTTATGCAGCCCTAGAAGCGGATTATGATGGCGACCTGTTGGTCGACATGACCAATAACACTGACATTGAATTTAAGATGCTGGCGTCATCGAATCTTGCTGCCCGCGCTAAGATGGCTCAGACGTTACCGCTCTTGGGTCAAATCCTTATGCAACCCGCTGTGCAATCTGGCTTGTCCTCGATGGGCAAGAAAACGGATTGGCTTGAATATTCCTACCGCATGGAGAAGTCGACTGGTTGGGATGCTCAAGACGACCTTATCGTTGACCAGACTGACCAGGATAAACAGCAGGCTATGCAAAGTAATCCTAAGATGTTGGACATGAAGGCAACGCAGGCACGTCTTGCTCAGATGCATGACAGTGCGTCTAAGTTGTCGGCTCAAGAACACGGACAAGATATGGAAAAGAATAGTTCGTCTGCTTTGGATGATGCTAGCCAGACGATTTTGGTGAAGTCACTAGAACGGCAGCAAGAGAAAAATGAAGCACCGGAGTTAGCAGGCGGGCTCGGAGGAGAGTAAATGGCAAAGCGTCTCATAGACGGTGTGGAGTTTATTGTTCCTGATGATGAATTTGCGGGCGGCATCGACATTGAAGACGCCGTGCGTGGAACTGCATTTGAGTCTGGCAGCGTGAATTGCTACACCCCCGAAGAGTACCAAGATGCGATGGCGGAGTTTCAGAGCGCGGATTTGTTGAAACTTCTTCCGACGTGCGATGGCTATCACGAGGCCGTGCGTCTTGCTGAAATCGCGGATATGGATTCGTTGGCGAAGTTGGGGCGGTGTAAAGGCACAGACCCTAAACTTGCAGAGATAAAGGCTGACCAAGAGAAGAAAGCATACGCGCTGCAATGGTTGCGCGGCATCGTGGAAGATGCGGAATTAGTTCCGCGACCAGTTTTGGCAACAGAAGAGTAGTACAAAAATAGACCCGCGCCGTGGGGATTCATGGCAAAGGAACATAAAATGGCAAACGAAAAAGAACCACGAGTAGTAATTCGCACGCAAGACATTATGAAGTTTGGACCAAAGAAAGGCAAGGACGCCGTTGAAGAAGCGCGGCAAGCCATGCTAGCTGCAGGGGAAGCCCCAGGCAGCGTGAAAGTAAAAGCTGCGAATGATGCGCGACGCGCAGCATTCAATCAGGCGATTGCTTCAGGAGCCACGGTCATCGAGGCTCGCACTATTGCAGCGCAGGCCGCCAGCGACGCAGTTGCTGGGATAGCAGTAGAGCCAGCCGCACCCCTTAATGCTGCCCGAACTGTGCAGGTGCGAACTGCAGCAGACCAGCGCGCGGGTATCACGCAACCGACGGTTGTGTTGGCGTCTGCTGACGGACGAGCGGAGCGCTTGGAAACAGTTAAGTTTATCGCCGAGATAAAGCAGGTCGGCGGACAGTGGGTGTGTGAATTGACGTACAAGAACGGCGCGGGCACGGAACGCTTCGTCGCCGCGACTAAGAGTCAGTTGATGTTGAAGCTGGCCGAAGGAAAAGGCAACGCGACTTTGAAGATTCGCAGTAACGCTCAGGTCGCCCGGTTGACTGCATATCAATACGACCATGCCTATGAGTTTCCCGATTTGACGCAGGAAGAATATGACGATATGCCAGAGAAGGTTAAGGACCAGTTGATTGACGCGGTGGCAGCTAAAGCGGTCATCCGGTTCAAGGAAGACACTCCTGCATTTCTTCCGTCCGCGCTCAATTCGCAGAAACTGCGAGAATTTTTGGATGAGCGGAAAGCAGTCATCACGCTGAAGAATTTGGAAATGGCGTTTGCAACTTTGACCGCCATGGAATCTTTGGAAGTTAGAAACGATTTTGAACCGACAGTAGTTGACGATTCGACCGTTGTGGAGGATTCTACCACGGTTGCTCCGACTGCGCCTGCTGTATCAACAGCGGCACCAGTTGTAGTTGAAACGCAGCTACGAAAGAGGGGAACTACGGGCTTGATGCCTGGCTTTTCCAGCGCTGGTGGAGACACCACGTTGGACTCAGCCGAGGAAGCCATCACGCCGCGAGAACCCTCCCGCGCGGAACTATTGGCGCTACCGCTTGAGGAACACCGCAAGTTGTTTAAGGCATCCCTTAAACAGCCGAATCGGTCCTACTAACCTGATTGGTTAAGTACTCAAAGCGACAGCAACCCATCCCGTTCAGCACTATGCCCAGGACCCCAAGCCTGGCAGAGGGTGCGGCCTTACTCAAAAGAGTCGGGCTCACCTTGCACAAAAAGAGGTAACAATAGATGGCTTCTAACTCACAAGCATCCTTTGTTATCGGCTCACCCCTACCTTCCACTCAGGCGACGTTTTACGACCGTCTGGCTGTAAGGGCTCTGTTCGCTCACCTTGGTTTCCAGGGTCTGTGCGCAGAACGCCAAATTCCGAAGTCGGCTGGGCGCACAACTCAGATTTACACGTACAACCTTTCGCCGTTTACGGCGTCAGTGGCTGCTACGGGTACTGACGTTAGCGTCCCACAGGCTGCGGAAGGAACCGTTGGAACCCCGATTACGCCTTCCGAGGCGTCAATTCAGGCAGTGCTCGGCCAGTACGTTGATTACGTCAACGTGTCTGACTTCGCCCTGGCGATTGATATCGGGAAACCACTCGAACAACTCAGCGAAATGCTGGGCTATCGAGGCGCGTTGGTTGTGGACACATTGACCCAGCAGGGTTTCGACGCTGCTGTTTCAACTGACCCCACTGCTAACCTGCAGGTTCTTGGTGGTAGCTTCATGACCCGTGCGGTTATTAACACGGCTGTCGCTACCATTCGCGGAAAGAACGGTCGTCCGTTCGCTGGTGGACGTATGCGTGGCATCATGCACCCATATATTCTCAACGACGTGGCGAACGACGTGACTCTCAACGGCGTACTTGACGTCGAGAAGCACACCCGCGAAGGACAAAAGTGGATTGAAGCTGGCCTCGCAGAAGACAATGAAATCATCCCGATTGCTGGTGTGGATTTCGTTCTAAGCACTAACCTGCCGCTGAACGCAAACCTGCCAGTATCTGGTGCGTCTTCTTGGGCAACGTATATTACCGCTGACGAGATGATGTTTGCAATCGCTCTCGGCGGTTTTGAAGACGTTCCCGACGAGTCAAACTTCAAGGCGAATATTTACGAGTTCGCCCCTTCCGCGTTTGACCCAGGTGGAGAAATCGGTGGAGCCGTTTCCTATAACTTCAAATACGTTGTGACGCCCCGTCCTACGGGCAACGGCACACTGCCTTTCCGACGCATTTGGTCGGAAACCGCAACCGCGTAATTGAAACTAGGATAACAAAGCGCGACACCCCTCCTTGCCGCACCCGACATTGTGCGTCTACAATCTTGTCAAGTTTGCCAGTTTCATAACTGGCGTCGCTATTGTCACACGCGACTAACAAATAGTGACACACTCAAAAGTGGGACTGCGGGCCTCCTCCCTGCGGTCCCAACTTTGAGACTTCCCGTTCTGAGGAGAGCACCATGGCAGTTCAAGATATATACGATGCGCTGGAACGCACAGCAGAAATTGAACGTGAAGAAGCCCTGCTCGAAGAGATGGGGCTCACGCTGAATGACACCCAGAAATTACGAGACACCATGCTGAGCCCGGACGAAGCGGTCTGCGCTAAGCAAGAAGAACTTTTGGCGATTCGGCAACACAAGGGTCGCAAATCAGATTGGGAAGAATATGCGGATTCTAAACGCCGCATGGGATACGTGATGCACCACTCCGAATTTATTCGGAAGTTGCGCACCGTGGTTCCTGGCTTGCTTGTTACGGACGGACGAGTTCGCGGCACGTTGGCTCTGCTTCAAGTTCGTAGCATCCCTGTCCGCGAAGTGCCCCAGTACCTAGGCCCAGAACGTACCAACTTCATGTGCCCTGTCTACATCGGCTGGATTCATAGCGGTGAAATGCCCGAGTACGAAATCGACATTGTTGATGACGCTCAGTGCGCCATCGGGCAGCGACGAGGATGGCGAACCATTCTCTTGCGCATGATTGTCCGCTGGAACAAGATGCTGAAACCCAACGGGGAATTTGAAGTGGACATGCATGGAGTCCCGCGCCGCGAAAGTCGCGCTTCCCTTATCACGGAAGCACAAGCGCTCAAAGCCTTTGGCGTGCCGACCCAAGGTTTCATTACAGCCACCGGATACCGTCACCAGCTTTTCAATTTCAGAAACGCGGTCCCAGAAAGAGTCATCACGGATAGAAATTAACATGCAGGCGCGAATTAAAATTGCCCAACATCCTGGTTATTTAGAAATACCAGTGGGTCAAAGTCGATGGGCAGATATTCTGGAGATAAGTTTCATAGAATTAGTCCTCCTTGGACCGTGTATATATTAGCGCGGAAATAAAAAGGAGTCAAGCTAATTCTTCAGTTCGTAGCGAAGCGTTACTGAGCCGCACTATCGCTCAAACCAACACGCACGATAGGAGTAGTAAAATGGCAGACGAAGTTACCAAGACCCCCGAAGCAGCACTGAGCATGGATACTGTGCTCAAGATGCTGATAGATTCGCAGAATCAGAACGCCGAGTCCAACAGACTGTTGGCCGAAGCGTTGCTCGAATCACGTAAACCCTACGTGGACCCCAATGTTCTCAGGCAGAAAGAACTGGCCCTGGAAGAACGTCGGGCGGAAATCAAACGCACCATGGCAATCCGCATTGCAACGAAAAGCGGATGTCCTCACATTCGCGATAATGGAACGTCCAACATCAAGTGGATGCAACATTCCAATAACATCGTGAAGGGCGTTTGCGGTTCTTGCTTCAGCGAGTTCGATTCGCGCAATAAGGCGGACATGGACTTGCTGCGTCATGACCCCAAGAGCATCAAGTCAATGGGCCGCGCAGGAAACCACGCTCACCGCAATATGGGTGAGATTGGAATCGGCTAAGATTTGTGGTGTGGGGTTAGGACTCAGTCGGCCTAAACTCCGAACAAAGCTGCTAACCCCACGCTTCATACTTTGAGGAGAGCATGAAAACTGTCAATATCATTTCTTCCCTGGTAGGTTCGGGGTTGCATCGCGAGGCGCTGTTGCTGCAGGATTTGCTGGCAACGCAGGGCATCACGAGCCGTCTAATGCATTACACGGACGGGGCGAACGCTCCCATGGAGCGCGCCGACTTATCCATATTCCTCGAAGTAATCATGCCTCAGGCTCTTAAACTCGCCCCGCAAAATTGGCTGGCTCCAAATTCCGAATGGTGGATGGAATTCAACAACCAATACCTTCCCTATTTTTCCAAGATTCTTAGCAAGACCCGCGACTGTCAGGACATTTGGAGCAAGAAAGTTGGCGCTGAAAAGTGTGTTTACACCAGCTTTATGGCTCGTGACTTGTACAAGCCAGAGATTCCCCGTGAGAATCGCTTCTTGCACGTCGCAGGCAAGTCGGGAAACAAAGGCACAGGA